ATGCGAATGTCGGTACCATTTGGGGTATGTTTATTCCGCTTGGAGATAGCCGTTCTTTGATTGCAGCGCAGGTAAGTTACACGGCATCAGCTACTGTATTCGTGCGCTACCCCCTTACAATCGATCAGACCTACAGATTAGAAATAAGCGGTGAGCAATACACCATTCATTCTATTACGAATGTTGAGAATAAGGATGAATATTTGGAAATACAAATCTTTAAGTAATGGCCGAATTCAGCATGAATTTAGTGGGGGGCAAGGCGGTCAGAAAGATGTTTGACATTGCTGCTGAAAGGATGGGGCCAGGTCTTAATAACTTGATGTCGCAATCCGCATTGAACATTGAACGCAATGCAAAGCGGATGGCACCTGCTAATTTGGGTAAATTACGGCAATCAATAAAGCATAACATTGGTGAGCCGTTGATGAAATCGGTTTATTCGGATATTGGGTATGCTGCTTATGTAGAGTTTGGCACAAAGAAAAAAGCAATGACCCACCCGATACATAATGGGTTCGCTGCTTATGCTGCACAATTCAGGGGGAAAGGTAAAGGCGATTATGGAGATTTGATACTTGCATTAATTTTCTATGTTAAGCGCAACAAATTAGCAGGAACGTACAAGGTAAAAACAAAAAGAAGGATAGGCAATAGAGATCAAAGGTTATCGGAAGATTTGAGGGTTGCCGAAAGAATGGCCTACTTTATACTGAAAAACGGCATCAAGCCACAACCATTCCTTATCCCGGCCTATCTTGATGAAAGACCCAAACTAATTAAGCGGATTCAAAACTTGTTGCGCAAATGATAATGAAAAACCCTGCCATAGAGATAAAGAAATGGTTAGTTACCCAACTTGCCGCTTATACCTATGTTGATGTGTACGATGCTATGGTGCCTGCTAATGAGCCGGCTGAATACATTACCATTACGGGTAGAACATCTGGGCAGGAACAAGGCAAGGAGGGTTACGTTAACATGGTTTCCGTCAACATAGATATAACAACGAAAAGTAGTAACTTTGGGTTCAAGAGAGCGGAGCAAATAGCGGATGCGGTGATGGGTGCGGTCAATAGTGATACGGTGGTTGTGTTACCTGTGGGATGGGATTGTAAAAATGTGGTTTTGGCATCGGTAACTAACCTGGAAGACTTGGATCCATTTGATAACACTTTTCGTGTAATTTTGCGGTATGAATTTATAATTTCACAAACACAATAAATATGAGTTACACTTTTGTAAATGCGAGGGACATAATCCTTCAACTGGACTTCGACAGAAACGGCTCTTTCCTTACCGTTGCTTGCCTTACTTCTAATTCAATGGAGATCACCCGTGATGCCATTGATGCCGATAGTAAATGTGGCGATGAGCAACTTCCCGGTAATTCCGTAAGTCAGACTATCAGTTGTTCCGGCCATGCCATTGACCAAACAGGTAGCGGTAGCCGTGAAAGCTATGACAGGATTTATACCCTGCTTGTTAACCGTGATTCCATCCCTGCCCGTTTCGGTCCTGCAGTTGCTGTATCAGGCGACATCGTGTATAGCGGTAATATCTTTGTTACTTCGCTTTCATTGGATGCTACTGACAAAGACCTGCTGAAGTTTGATGCGGAGTTCCAGGTACAGAATGCTCCACTTACCCAAACGAAGACATACTAATTTATGCCCGTAGCATTTGAGTTAAAAACACCAACGGGCGCAGTTAGTTTGTTATGGAATAACTGGGCGATGCATCGATTCTGCGAAATGAATGGCAACTTGCCAATAGGTAAGATGTTGGAGATGTACGATGGGCAATCCTTAACCTTTAAGCACGTTATCACAATGGTGCAGGCGGCAAGTGAGGGAGCCGGTAAAGTGATAACCGAAAGGGAAGCATCGCAGTTGATTGATGAAGGTGGTGGATTGCAGTTCACAGGATCGCAGGTACTTGAATTCATCCAGTACACTATGAAGGCAATGGTGCCGGATGTGCCTGCTGATAAAAACGTACCTGACGAAGAAAAAAAAAGTTAAACCACCGGGATAAGACCTGGGATGAAGTTATAATTCTCGCCATTGAATCGGGCCTGACTATTGAGCAGTTTTGGTCTATTCGGTGGCGAGATTTTTTATTATATCGCAAAGCGTATGAAGCGAAGCAGTTGGCTGAATGGCAAAGGGCAAGGTTGATAGCGTATGTAATGTACTGCACGAACACGGACACGAAGGGGCGCAAAAGCATAACAGATTTCTTACCTTTGTCAACGGACGAGCAGCCGGATAGGGGGGAGAGATTGACGCAGGAGCAGTTTATTGAGAATATGAAGAAATTACACGAAGCATTAAAATAAAGCAATGGCACCGGAAAAACTCGAAATATTAATTAGTGCTGACAATAAGAAAGCCATTGCAGCGATTAAGGAAACTATCCTTTCACTTGATGGGGTAGAGAAAGCATCGAAGGGTGCAGGTGGAGCTACGCAGAAGTTAGGTAAAGATTTCACGGGTGTAAGTAGGGTAATACAGGATTTGCCTTATGGATTTAATGCGATTGCCAACAACTTAACGAATATCTTACCTGCGGCCGGTGCAGCTGGGTTAGCCATTTCAGCACTTGTTGCCGGATTGCAGTTTGCGCAATTAGGATTCGGGAACTGGACGAGGGGGTTGATTGATAGCAAAGAAGCAATGGAAGGGTCAAAAAAAGTAAACGATGACTATATTGCTACTTTAGCAAAGGAAAAAACAGAACTTGACCTGCTATTCAAGACAATGTCTAACACGAACTTGTCTATGAATGTGAGGAATAATGCAATAGAAAAGGCAAGAGAATCATATGGTTCATATCTTTCAAATCTTACTGATGAGCAATTACTTGCAGGCAATGTTGGAGATGCTTATTTAAAATTATCAGTAGCTATTGAAAAAGCTGCAAAAGCAAGAGCAGCACAAGATTTTATTGTTGAAAAGCAAAAGCAAGTATTAACATTAGAGCAAGAGATTGCTAAAGAAAGAGAGAAGTTAGAAAAAAGAAAGTTAGATATTCAAAAAGAAGGTACTACTGTAACTCAAACATCTATGGGTGCAGTAGGGCAAATTTTAACTGTTCAAGAAAAATTAAATTTAGCTGAAGCAGGTTTTATTGCACGAACAAAAGACAAAACTGCTGCAATTAAAGTATTAACTACAGAAATGAACTCATTATCTCAAACTTATGAGGATAATGCAGATAATGTAGATACAAATACTACCAAAAAAACAAAAGCAGTAGAAGTTACCGAAGCAGAAAAAAATGCTTATGTAAAAGCACAAAAAGAACTTGAATACTATAACAGGTTATTAGTAGAAGGAACTGCCCTTAATAGGTTAAAAGCAACTATGGGTAGGTTAGAAACTGGAACGGTAGATAGTGCAGGCATCAACCTTCCCCAACAAAAAGACCTAACCAATCTTCAACTTACAATTAACTCCAACAATACATTAAACAAGGTTCTTGCAGAACAAGCAATGGCATTGAATATGGTAAAGTTGAAGAAGGATGAAGCATTCGCAGCAGACACGGCAAACTACCTGACGCAATCCATTACCAATATGTTCAATGCTATGATAAATGGTCAAAGCATTGGTACTGCATTAGGTGATATGTTCAAGCGATTAGCTGTTGACATTGCAATGGCATCAGCGAAGGCGGCAATCTTTCAGGGTATTATGTCTGTATTAACTGCACCGTTGAGTACAGGTGCAAAAGCAGGGCAAGCGGTTGCAGGTGCTATGGGTTTTGCCGGTGGTGGTGGTGGTAAGAAAGGCGGTGGGTTCCTTTCCCTTCTCGGCAAACTACTCGGATTCTCCGAAGGTGGTACAGTTTCCGGCCCCCGTTCTGGTTATCCGGTAATGCTACACGGCACAGAACACATCGTACGGCCCGACCAAATGCGGTCAATAATCGCATCCGCATCGCAGATGGGTGGAGGCAATAGCAGGGTAGTGGTGGAGGGTAGAATATCCGGCAATGACATCTTTATAAGCCAAAAACGAACAAGCACATTCAGGGCATTAACAACTTAACATGAGCTACGGCAAAAAATATACCCTACAGGCAATCAGCAAATCGGGACTAACCTATACTGCTGAAATTTGGGAGAAAGGATATAGCGGTACAACCTATTCAGTAGGTACCGGCCCATCCCCTTTCGTACTTGACTGCATGGCAACGGGCGATGACCCATTCTCACCCATACTTGCCACTACCTTAACCATTAGAGCCGATTTTACCGACTTTACAGGCCCATTACCGGACTTTCTCACAACGGATGATAAAAAGTACTACGTTAAGTTATTCGCACAGGGAACGACCTATTTTGTGTGGCAGGGGTTTATATTTATGGATACCCTGCA